TATTTTGCCATCCTGATTCTAAGTCGGGGATAAATGCTGCCTCGTCTATAATTACTAAATGAAACTTGCGACCTCTTAAATTATCTAAACGTTCCCCTGTAAAAAATTCTATTGATCCGTTGTTAGGGCAATAGATTTTAAGATTGCTAATATTGTTTTTAAATGGGATAGCAGCCGTTAGCCTTTCAAAAAATGCCTTTGCCAATTTATAGGTTGGGGTTATGTATGCAACTTGTCCGCCTGTGATTGCTGCCTTGATTCCCATTATCTGGGATAGTTCTGACTTGCCAAATCGCCTCCCGCACATTACGACAATAAAACGCCTATCGCATTCTAATATCTTCTTTTGATTAATATGGGGGTTTGGTAATTCTATGCGCACTATAAAATAGTTTTGCCCTCAACGAATACAACTTCAATCTTTGTATCTTGTTGAATATCATATTGTTCTTTTGGCTTACCATATACGCGGGTTAATAAAGTATCTATACTATAAAGGCTACCTTTTTGTAAACTCTTATTCATAGCATTAGCAATAGTCTTTTCTAATATTGTTGCCTTTGGGTTTTTATAAACTGCGTTTAGTTCTTCCATATCCATTGACATCATTACTTGGATTGTGTCGTTTATTTCGCTTAACTTATACCCTTGCTCTTTTAATAGACTAACATACTTTCTTGGGCGTCCGTTTGGGTTGCCTGATTCACCTGGCTTATATGGTATTAAATGTTCTTTGCTCATTCTGTTATTGTTCTGTTTTAATATACGCTTGTCCGTTTCTCTTTACTTCTAAAGTTGGGTCAAGTTTTTGCATCCTGTCTATAATCACTTGGCAGTACTTAGGGTCTAATTCCATACCATAGCATTTGCGTTTAAGTTGATGCGTTGCTACCATAGTCGTACCACTACCTAAGAATAAATCTAAAACACTTTCACCTTTTGTTTTACTTATTACATCGCCAACAATGCTTAAAGGTTTTACAGTTGGATGGTTTATTTCTTTATCAGGTCTTTCTGAATAGTCAAAAGTATATACATCGTGTTTATAATTTTCTTTTATATATTCAGGTTTTCCATTTTCAAATAATGCTATAATTTCACTTGTTAAAATCCAACTTTGCCAAGGATAACCCATTCTGTTGGGTTTATATATTGTTAATATTCTTTTAAAATTTATACCTTCTGTGCATTTAAAAAATCTATCTAATCTTGAAGGACTAAAGCATAATGCAAAAACAGAATTATTAGAAAATAAAATCATATTTTGGAAAGAACCCTTAAGTACATTTTCCCATTCATCATCACCATCATTTTCTATTCCTTCTTTCCCAAAAGTTGTACCCTTATAAGACATACCATAAGGAGGGTCGGTAAATACCATATCTGCCTTTTGTCCGTTCATTAGCTTTGCGACTTGGTCGCTATCTGTACTATCCCCACAAAGTAATCTGTGTTCGCCTATCTCAAACAAATCCCCTAAAACAATATCGGTTTCTATTCCACCATCTGGAACTGCAAAGTCATCTTCCTCTGCCTCTAATACGTTTGAATCAAAGTTTGGTATGTCTAAACCCCAATCGGTTAATTCTTCTGCATCCCAATTATTTGCCAGGTCATCCCAATCCCATTCGCCATAGCCAACGTTATCCTTTACAATAAACTCTTTTTGCTGCTGCTCATTCCAATCAACTATGTCAACATTAATTTCTTTTATCCCTGCTTCCTTAATTGCTTTTAAACGCATATTGCCACCAAGCACAACCATATCTTTATTTACTACAATAGGTCGGACATTAAGCATATCTGGAAATTCTTGTATTGACTTTACTAATTTTTTAAACTTATCATCTTTAATTAAACGGGGGTTGTTAGGGTTGGCAATTACTTCTGTAATCTTGACTTTTTTTATCATAGGTTTTTATTTACCTGCCCTGACCTCTATACATTTTTGGTTTTGGGCTATGTTTATTATAGGATTTCTTAGCGTGTCCGCATTTCCTTTTACCAAAGTTAACCTTTCTTGAATCACTTTTAACTTTTGCCATCTAATTTTTTTTTATGTTCTTCAATTAAAAATTCTATATAATGCTTTTTATCGCCGTATTCAATATGGCAAGTTCTACAAACCGCCATCAAGTTTTCAATCTTATCTGCATCTGTGCTTCCCCCCATTCCCCTTCTATGTATATGGTGAATATCTACTGCTCTACTTCCGCAAACCTCACAGGGCATAAAATCTTCACCGCTATAACCAAAATGCTTTAAATATATTTTAGTATGGTTTTTTATTACAAATCTTCTTTATGGTATAAATACTCACTATCTTCTGTATGAACTGCGCCTGTCATTAATTTGCCCGAAGCGTCTTTATGTGTTTCCCCTGTCCATAGCACTCCGTCTTTTGTATAATGGGGAACGCCTACTGCAAATTTTTGCTTATCTATTTCCGCAAGTTTCCTCTGCGCCCAAGCCACGCCTTCATCACCACCCCAAGCTAACCACATTAAAGCGCCGCAATCTTCTTTAGGATCACCTTTACTATTTTCCCTGTGTCTTTCAAAACTTGACATCCTTGCAATCGTTTCTCTGGATATATTTTCGCCATTAGCTATTTGATTAGCCCTTGTCCAACCTACTAAAGTTCCGCAACCTCTGTCGTTTTCTTTTTTAATATTTAATGCCCTACGAGCATTTGACTTTGCTGCCTCTGGATAATCGTTATAACTATTAACCATTGAAACCCTGATTGCAGCCCATACGCTTTGAGCCTTTTCTTCAGTATCAAAGATGCAAGCACCTGTACCTATTCTGTATTTTCCATTTGAACATTTAATTACTGGCATTTCCTATCAATTTACTATAAATAGCAAACCTGTGCTTATTTACTTCGTGCAAGTTGAAGTTCTTATTGCAATACTCGTAAAGGTCATTGCCATACTGCTTCCTCGCCGCTTGATCGTGGGTTAATAGTTTGATCCAATAATACCAATCCTTTTGGCTATTGACGTGGCAGGCAGGATAAAATCCTCTGTAAGGATGAACGTTGCTTACAATAGCAGGGTTTTTCTTTGAAGCCGTTTCTAATACTTTTAAATTAGATTTCATTGAATTAAACTTATTGTCAACTAAAGGAATCAGGCTTATATCTGAATCACAATAGGCAGCCATATATTCCGTAACGTGATTAAAATTATATATCGTTGGGTTTAATTTAAGCCCATTCGTAAAGGATGCTATCATACTATCCCAGATATGTTTTTCGCCTTCATTGTAACCAGCTATGATTGTACGCACAGGAAAGTTAATTCGCTTCATTGGATTGCGAAGTATCTCTAAGTCTTTGCCGTGCGTTCCTGAACCGGACCAGAATAATCTAACAAGGTTAGAAGGCTTTTTATCTAATAAGAATTGTTCTTCGCCGAATGGTATTGCATTAGGCAATATTTCAACGTTCTGATTGTAGTGATAAATTTCTGCTGCTAATCTGTCGTGCGTGCAAGTGCAAAGGTCTGCTATCCTGATCCAAGCAATTATTTGTTCAGTTACTTTATTCTCTTTATAAGATTCTGAAAGTATATGCGAAGCGCCTAAATCCCAATGGTCGTCATTATCCACAATTAATTTAAACCCATATTTTATACGCCATTGATTCATCTGCTCTGGCGTAATATTATGCAGCATTCTATTCATTACAACAAGGTCGTAATTATTTGAAACCACTTCCTCATTTATTACATCAGTCATTAAACAATAATCTTTTTGCATATTGACTATCGGCATCAGGATTCTATGGTATGATACGCCGCTACTTTTTGACGCTATTGCTAAAATTCGCATCTAAGTTTTTTTTCTGTATGGTATATAGGTTGATACTTTTCCCAAACCGCTTGCGCTCTTTGTAGGCTCGCGTCTTTCATTGCCCTGTACTCTGTGCCATTTCCAACATCGTGTCCGATATGCTCACTTTTTAAATCCGGTAGGTAGTAATTTGTAAACCCTGCAATAGTTGCCCTTTCTGCAAAATCTCTGTCTTGCATTCCATAAGGATCATACGCTTCATTGTAACCGCCAATCGCATCAATCAATTCCCTTGTTATAAAATTATCACCAAATGGAACGTGTGTTTTATGGATTCCATCAACTAATGGCGGTAACTCCTCTACGCAATGTATTCCAATAATGCCTGTTTTTGACACACGTTTTGCAAACATAACCCAATTTGACAACCAATTCTGTGGAAGCAATATATCATTTGCTAATAAACAAACGCCATCGTAGTCTTGTGTCATTCTTAAACCTGCATTAACTCCCGCGCCTATCCCTCTTTTAGTTTTAGATAAATCATAACCTGTAAAGGGATATTTAAAATTTACTTGCTCGCTACCGTTATCTATTAAATAACAGTCAGCATTATATCCAGAATTAAAAAAGTTCTGGTCTATTACTCGCTGAGTTAAATCGTTTCTATTTAAGGTTAATAAGATTACTGCTACTTTCATTTTCTTTTATAGGTTTTGCTTTCTGGTTTATTAATAATTAAACTATAATCGTTTTCTTTCATTATTTCGTTTATTTTATTCCATCCTATTGTTAGCTTGTGTGTACCAACGTACCCATCCCAATCATTGCCATCGTCTGTCAATGGGGATTCAAAATGAATGTATTTAACCCCTTTACAATATTTAGCTAATTGTTTAAAATGTTCGTTGCTCAAATGTTCAATAAAATGAGTTGCTATAATAACATCGGCTTCTATTATTCTTTTATCTGTAAACCAATCAAATTTTGTAGGAAAAATATAATTAACTTCTTTGCATTTAGTTGAACGAATTGCAGCTTCGCAAATTTCTACACCATACCAAGCTGATATATTAAAGTCTTGCATTGCTTGTTTAGCTAAATCGCCTTTCCAAGTGCCGAACTCTAAAACTATTGATTTATCACATAGCATTAATGCTTCCTTTACATTAACATAGTTGTAATGATTCTGCTCTGGATAACGTGCTTCTAATTCATTATGATAAGCTATTTGCTCATCTATTGTCATTGTATCGTAGCGTTCGCGCCACTTGTCAAATTCGTTCATTGTTTAATATTTGGTGAAAGATATCTTGCAGGCACGCCCGCATATTTACTAAATTCTTGAGTAGTACCTTTAAAAAAAGCACTCGCGCCAATCATACAACCCTGTTCAATTATACTAAACTGATGCAAAACGGCATTTAATCCTATGTTTGAATATTGTTTAATAACTGTATGTCCGCCTATCTTAGCGCCGCAGCTTATTGTAACGTTTGAATAAATTAGGCAATCGTGTCCAATATGCGCGTGCTTCATAATAAAACAATTATCCCCTATTGTAGTTATATCTTTTGTTCCTGCATCTATTGTAACTAATCCTGTAATAATATTATTATTGCCAATAGTTACCAAGCCTCTTTTTATTTGTCCTTTCTGGATAATTTTTAAAGTTCCATAATCTTTTATTTGTTCTTCATATTCCCAATACTTTTTATGCTCTGCGGGATCGCCAATAATACAATAAGCGCCAATATAATTATTGTCGCCTAAGATAACATTGTCGCCAATGATGGCGGTGGGGTGTATAAAGTTTGCCATTGTTATTGTTTTTCAAACCATTTATATAATTTCATAATCATTTCAAATTTACAAGAACCGCACCACACAGATACAATAAAATTAGCATCTAAGTAAGTCCTGTAAATATGTTCATACATTTTCAATTCATCTAATTCTAAATTCCTAACGTAACCATTCTTTGCGCTTTCATAATTACCTATATTAGCAATCAGCCATTCCCTATGCTCTTGTTTTATTTCCATAGCTTCCAGATTAATTTAGAAACAATCGGCGCTAAGAAACCGGCTATAAACATTGTTGAAGTAATATGTTGTATTAATTCAGGTAAGAAATAGTGTATTGGTGCAATCCACGCAGCCAAGCAACTTCCGCAATTAAAGGGCTTGAAATTGATTCCCCATTTATTCGGTAGGTTATGAATTTCAGTAAAAAATAATGATGCACAGATAGCAGTTAAAATTGATAAAATCATTTTCTAATATTTGTTTTCATTTGTTTTTTGGTTTTATTTATCGT